CGATTTAGTGACGCGCGCATTTGCGTGATGCTGGGTGTTCCGCCATTCCTTATGGCGCTGCCCTCTGGGGACTCCATGACCTATTCGAATGTCTCCAGCCTCTTTGAATACCACTGGCGCGCAGGGCTACGGCCTAAGGCTGCCGATGTCTGCGCCAACCTGTCTGGCTGGCTGCTGCCACGGTTCACCACCCTGGAGCTGGACCGGGATGAATACGTGCGCCCTGGCGAGCTGGAGCGCGCGCAGACGTACGAAATCCTCACGCGCATCGGCGCAATGACAGCCGATGACGTGCGCAAGGAAGAGCGCCTAGGGCCCCCGCTGAATGCGCCTGCCCCTGTGTCTACCGCTGTGGAGGTAACGCCATGACTGGCCCCCTGTATTACGCGCGTGCTCTGCCAGCTGAGCTGGACATTGATGAGGACGCTGGCACCGCTGAAGGTGTCCTGGTGCCCTGGGACACCCCCACAGACATTGTGGAGCGCCGGGGGGATGGCCTGGTGCGCTATCAGGAGCTATTCCGCGCAGGCAGCTGTGATCGGGCGCTCCGGGCCCCGGGGCGCTTGACCCTGACTTATGGGCACAGCGATTCCTTCACGGATCGGCTGGGCGTAGCTACGCACCTAGAGGACCGCAAAGGTCTGGGCCTGTGGGGGCGCTTTGCTTTTGATCGCTCCAAAATGGAGGCTGCGCGGGACGCTGTGACCAGCTCCCACCAGGCGCTGAGCATCACATTCATGAGCGTGGTGCCTAAGGCCTTCACGGAGCGTGAAGGCTCCCTGGTGGAGCGCAGGAGCGTCATTCTGCAGAGCGTGGCAGCAGTGCCTGAAGGGGCTTATCCGGGGGCGCAGCTGCTGGCGGTGCGCAACCTCGCGGAAGAGCTGGAGGCCGAAACGGCTGCCGATGTCGCAGCGCGCGAGGAAGCTCAGCGCAGGGCTGCCATTCTCGCGGAAGTGGCTGAGCTGGCAGCTGCAGGGCAGCGGTGGGCGCATATCCGTGACTGAGCTCATCGCTGTGAATCCGGACCAGCTCCAGGCGCTGTGCAGGCTCCTGGTGGAGTCCGGGGACCTCACCCCGCAAGGGGCCAGAATCCTCATCGGGGCATTAATGCGAGGTCCGGGCGACCCCCCATAATCCCCTATAGATCATTAAGGGCTATCGACAATCGGCGCGATATGGGTAATGTCTGCCCTGACAGAGGCCATCCACGCTGCAAAGCCAGCCACCCCCAGAGAATCAGGCTGGGCACCACTGGCGCAAAGGCTGGGACCCCCTCATTTGGTGACGATTCCTAAGTGAGCTGAAAGGGATAGGCCCATGCCTACGGCAACAGACCCGATGGTCGATAAGCTCCTGAATGAGCGCGAGGCCACTTTCACAAAGATCGAAGGCCTGAAGACCTTTGCCCTGGATAAGGGCCGGGACCTTACGGCGGAAGAGCTGGACTCCATCAAGACCTACAGCGAGCGCATCAAGACCATTGATGGGCAGCTGGAGGTGGTGTCTGAGCGCAACCTCATGAATGACGCCATTTCGGCAAAGGTGGCCCTGGCCAACCCCGGCAGCGCCAGCGTTTCCGGGCACCAGTACCGCAGCGCAGGTGAGCTGCTCTGGGATGTCATTCACAACCGCGAGCGTGAAGCGGGTGCGCGGCTGGACGCTGTGCAGCGTCGCGCAGCTCAGCACATGGGTACCGTGGCCGATCAGACCGTGGCGGTGGCTGGTGGCTTTGGTGGCCTCATTGTTGCGCCCATTACGGGCCCGATTATCGACCTGTCGCCTAAGGGCCGTCCCTGGCTGAGCCTCATTGGTGCGCGCCCTGCGCCTGCCTCCATGACGTTTATGCGCCCCCGGATCGTTGACCCGAACTTTGACACCGGGGTTGCTACGCAGGCGCTGCAGAAGCAGGAGCTGGCCAGCCAGAAGTTCGATGTCGTCGCTGACCCGCTTCAGCTGCAGACCCTGGGCGGATATCTCAACCTGTCGCGGCAGGCTGAGGAATTCATTCCCAGCGCCCTTGACCTGGTGGTGAACCAGCTCCTGAAGCGCCTTGCCGCAAAGACGGAGAACGCGCTCGCCACTGAGGTGGCAAAGACTGCCAGCCATATCGCGCTGGCTGCCGACGCTGACGCAGCTGCGGTGCGTCAGGCCATCTTTGATGCCAGCGCCCTGGTGTTCGATCAGACCGGCGCACTGCCGGAATGGATTGCCATGGGCCCCCAGGGCTGGGCGCGCCTGGGCGGACTGGTGGACCTCGCGCAGCGTCCTCTGTTCCCCTTTGGGAACGCTGTCAACGCCAACGGCACCAGCTCGCCTGGCACGTTCACCATTGCTGGCCTGGGCCTTACCGCTGTGGTGACCCCCGGCATTACGAACGGGGATTACTTCGTCGGCAATGAGCTGGGCATTGAGGCGTATGAGTACCGCTATCCGACGCTGGATGCGGTAGAGCCTTCCCTCCTGGGTCGTCAGGTGGCAGTGGCCAGCTCGCTGGTGCTCTACCGCCCGACCACGGTGGAAAGCCCTGACGGTGGCACCACCCCTGCACAGGGCAATGGTGTTGTGCGTATCGGGGTTTAGGCCATGTCTGAAACGGAATGGGACAGCAGCTATCCCCCGTCGCTGTTCGGGCCCCCCGTGCCCCCCGTCATTGTCCCTACAGGGGCAGTGGCGGGGACGCCAGGGCACTGGACCCCAGCGGGGGCCACAGCGCCGAACACCCTGGCGGAAGCCAACGCGCTAGGCCTTTCCCTGGGTCCGACCTGGGTGGACGGGGAATATGTGCCCCTGGCCACCGCTGGCACGGTCTACTGGAATGGCGCGGCATTCTCGCTGGGTGTCGCACCAGCTGCTGAGGTGGAGGAATCTGCCCCGGTAGATGAGCTGGCTGTGAAGCGCGCAGCTCGCAGGAAGGCCAGCACTGATGACAGCTGAGCCCTGGCCTGGCTATGTCCTGCCCAGCTGGACCACACCGGACGCCATTGCCACAGCTGCCCTGGCGCAGCTGGGCCTGGCTGACACTGACCCAGACAAAGGCAGCCTGACCACCATTGCCACCACCGCCATTCTCCTGGTGGATGGCTACCTAGGGGTGCCTGAGGAGCCCTGGCCTGCAACTACCCCCCAGCCCATCATTGATGCCACGGTGGGGATTACGGTGGAGCAGTACCGCAGGAAAGATGCCACCTTTGGCGTGCTGAATACCTGGACAGGTGCAGACTTTGGCCCGGTGCGCATTTCTACCGATTGGCTGAAGGGCTATGAATCCATGCTGCACCCCTATATGCGTGACCATTTCGGGGTGGGCTGATGGGACTTGCAGAGGCTGTGGCAAAGGTGCTGGAGCGTTTCAGCTCCGTCACCTTTAACGGTGCGCCCCTGCGAGTCTCTGACGATTCAGCGCAGGTAAATCCCCCCTGCGTCTGGGTGCCAGTGCCAGGCCTGGACTTCAATTTTCAAAAGGGCCAGATGGAAGCCACCTGGAGCGCCTACCTGGTGGCCCCCAACAACAACACCCTGAGCGTTTCTCAGACGCTCTCAGAGCTGCTGGACGCTGTTTCAGGGCTCTTCCCCTTCACCACCGCCACCGCGCACCCGCTGCTTTTGCAGGGTGGTGGCCAGCCGCACCCCAGCTATCAGCTCACCTGGCACAGCCGCATCAGAATAGGAGCCTGAACCATGCCCACCACAGACGATGGCACCGGGACCCTGGGCCCCGGAACGCTCACCATCGGGGAAACCGCTACCCCCATTGATGTTTCCTGCCTGGTGAATAACGTCAGTATTGTCCCCGACATCAGCGAGGGCGATTCTAAGACCATGCTTTGTGGCACGACAAAGCGCAGCGCCGACACCATTACCTGGGCTATTGAGGGGAATGTGGATGTCGATGCTGGCCTTGCTGCTGGATTTTTCGCGCTCACCTGGCAGCACATTGGGGAAGTGGTGGACTTTGAATTTACCCCGTCCACAGAGGTAGGCACCGTGGTGAAGGGGCAGCTGAAGCTGGCACCGCTGCAGCTGGGCGCAGATAATTATGGCGACTTCCTCAATAGCGATTTCAGCTTTGGCCTGGAGAACTTTGACCCCGCCACTGCTGTGACCTATGGGGACGCAGC